AGAAGAAATAGTATATAGATAACTATGAGAAAGAAGTAAATATATGACTATTGGAACATTGCAATACTCTAATTATAAGATTTTACCAAAGATTAACTTTGGATAGCTTTTTGTGTATCGGACATTAAACTTAGGAAACAACTGAAAAAATACATGTGAAACGCTACCGATAGGTACTATTAAATCTTGATAAAATTAATCTATATTTAATTATTCTTTAATTATAGATTATTATAAAAATTATTTCCTAAGAAATTTAGCTTCTACCAGCAGCGCAAGATCCACCATTTACGGTGAGACCTTTCTCGGCATTAGTGCATGTTTTCTTGTAAAGCATGGGGCAAACGTTGCCTAAAGAAAAACCATTAGCTCTGTATGGTTTTGTGGTGCCGAACTGACGAGGGTATCTCTGAAATGGGACAAAATAGCTCAAATAGCAATTTTGACTGCGAAATCTACGCCTCCAGTACGCCAAATTTGTGTAAGGTTCACGGCACGATCCATCTGTGTTAAAATATCTTAATGCCAAACCTTGTGCCCGAGGGTTGTATCTGTTAGCATCTCTATTCCATTGTGTGCATCTTCTACTCATTTTTATATATTCACTTTAGATAAAAAATTTCAGCTCAGCTTATTTTTAAATCCATTAAATCTTGTAATGTTTGATTTCCGCCAATTGATTTCTTTTTCTTAGTTTTTTTAAGAGATTCTTGTGCTTTCATAATTCTGTCATTATCCAGTGGAACGTACACATTTTTATTAGTTTTAATATTACTATACGTAAGAGTCTCTTCAATTTTGGGTATAATGGAAATCATAGGTGGATATAAAACAGCATATTCCTTATTTTGTAAAATTAATGCGTTTCTATATTCTTCAATACTCATATATCCTCCTAAAATTTTCAACGATTCCCGAGGTGGAGCAGGTTTGATCTTAATGAACTTTTTATGCATTTTCCGATAAAGCAAATTCAATAAACTATATCTCTCCCACATACAATGTTCCTTCTTATCGAAATTATGAGCAGCCGCACAATTAAAACTACAATAAAAACCATCTAAATGAAATATCTTGGTGTACTCATCATATTTTACTGGAAGTGCTATAGGAATTGTGTCGAACTGATGAAAACACCATAAACACGCCAAATCAATCTTCTCTGGCCATTTCTTATTTTTATTAGCGTTTATAAATACATATCTGATTTCCTTTAACATATTACTCGTCACAAAATTCATTTCATACATATCCTTTTTATCATCCAGTTTTATCGCATGCTTTTTCTCTTGCTCTTCATCTTTACTAAATAAACTCTGAAATATATCGTCTTTCTTCGGATTGTCACTTATCATCTCATACTGAGTAAATTGTTCATATGGTTTGATGTCATTTACTTTAGGATCATATGATAATTTACCATCGGCATTTGGTAAAAATAATTGTATATTATTATCATTATCTAAATCACTTAATTTCAATCCGGGTAGAAGCATAACCAATGTATCTTTTTTATTTTCCTCAAAAAAAGTTTTAGGCAAAACTTGTAAATTAAAACTTTTTTTGGGTTTTCTTCCTCTTTTTTTCGGTTTAGCCTTTTCCTGATCTTGATTTTTCGGTTTAGGCTTTCTTCCGCGCTTTTGGGGTATCTTATCTTCTTCAGTTTTCGATTTAGGCTTTCTTCCACGAGTTTCAATTTTTGGCTTTCTTCCTCTCTTCTTTTTAACTGTTATCTCGATAATTTCCTCTTTGTTAGTAGTACTCATGTCTATTAATTAAAAATGACTAATATCTTTAAGTGATTGTACGTTTTTAGTAGACATTAAAATCTAATCCAAATATATAAGTATGGCTACCACATTTAGAACTTTTAATACTGGATATAAAGATTTATTAAATAATACATGGAATTCTGTTGTTGGTAATACCAAAAACAATATGAAAAATACCATGTTTAAGGCAGCACAATTATCTTCTTTTAATAGCACTAATATTAATCATTTTAGATTATTCCTGAATATGTTTGATACTTATGCACAATTAGTAAAAAAAAATCCATGTACTAATGCTCCATCACTAACACATCAAAATGCCTTAACTAGTATAATTAACAACGTTCTATCAGCAAATACCTTTTCTCAGGGTGACAAAACATCTCTTCAAGGTATTGTTGATATTCTATGTCATCCTTCTGCAGGCACAGGTACAGGTACATCAAGTGCAATACCTTCTGCTGCTGCTTCTGCTGTTGCAGCTTCTGCGGCCTCTGGAGTTCCTACTGGTGTTTCGCTTAACTTTAATTTGTTGATGAGTCGTATATTTATACCTCCCACTGCTACTCAAGTATCAGATATTCAAGACGCTGATCTTACAGATAATCAATTAGATGGAATATTCTCGATAATATATGAAGGAAAAAGTCAAAATAGAACTGGTAGGCAATTAACCAGTTATTTACAGAAAATACGTGAATTTTTTGTTAAATTATTTCAAGTACCTGATTCCAGCATAACTGATGCACAGTGGGAAATTATTGCAAAAGGCATTAAAAAAGTAGCTGAACAGAGAGGTATTAAAAATCAATATGAGCAACAAGCATTAGATACAGTTAAATCTTCCAAAAGATATGAAGCAACCCTCAATTATCTTAAATTGAAATTGCAGTATGTTATGACAAATGATGATAACAAAAAACGGAAATTACAAGAAAAGATGGAAGAACTAGCAAGTCCAGCTTATAATATGGTAATGAGATCCAATAAAACTGTTTTGGATAATTTAGTTCAGCAAATTCAAGATCGTCTCGGAACGCTTGAACACACAGCTCAATCCCAAAGAATACAAATTGAATCTGATAGAGCCGCGTTGAATAGTGCTAGAGCTTCAGTGGCTGCTGCATCAGCAACACCTGCACCTGCTCCCGCACCAGCTAGGAGTTCATCTGCTGCATCTGCCGCACCTGCTCCCGCACCTGCTGGGAGTTCATCTGCCGCACCTGCTCCCGCACCTGCTGGGAGTTCATCTGCCGCACCTGCTCCCGCACCTGCTGGGAGTTCATCAGCTGCACCTGCCCCGGCACCTGCTCCAGCACCCGCACTGAAAGAAACATATCCTGGAGTGAATATATCATTTTATCCTCTTAAATAACCACCTTAAAAATATAATAAAAATATAAAAATGAAAAAAAATAAACTTAAAAATATATCTATACAATTAGAATAAAATGAATCAATCCGTTGGCAGTATTGAACTAATTATTGGTCCTATGTATGCAGGTAAAAGTACAGAATTACTCAAAGAAATTCGTAAATATAAATTCTTAAATAAAAAATTATTAATTATTAATCATTCAATTAATAAAAGATATGGAACTGATAAAATAATTACACATGATAAAGTTTGTTGTAAAGATTCAATTGCACTTTCTAGTCTTAATCAAATTTATGATCTTCCAAATTTTTCAGAAGCAGATGTCGTCATTATTGAGGAAATTCAATTCTTCAAGGATGCTTATGAAGAAATTAATAATATTGTGGATGAACATGGTAAAAAAGTTATATGTGCAGGTTTATCTGGTGATTTTAGAAGAAAACCATTTGGAGATGTATGTAAATTGATTCCTATTGCAGATAAAATAACTCATCTCAAAGCGATGTGCTCGGTATGCAAAGATGGAACACTTGCTTCATTTACAAAACGATGTACTGAAAATACAGAAACTGAATTAGTTGGTGCAATAGAAACATATAAAGCAGTTTGTCGATATCATTATCATAATTGATACAAAATACCTTCTTTATTATTGTTTTTGGTCTTCTTTTTTTTTAAAAAAGGCAAAAAAGTGATTTTTATAAACTCATATAAAGATACATATAAGTTTATAAATAAATATGACATCTCTAGATAAATGGTTAAACATTAAAGTTAAGACATATGAAATTCGCCGATACTTTTACTGTGATTGGAGCAATAAATTCAAACCACCTTGCGCCCAATGGCTTTCAAAAATGCCAGAAGATGCTAATTATAAAGAACTCGTTAGATGGCCAGATATCGATAAAAATCATGCATTCTTCCTCTGTGCCAAATATGACGAAGATGACCTAACAACTGGATATAAACTTAATAGAGAAACTAAATATCGTAATGGACCTTTCCTCAAATCTCATCTTCAAAAATCAGTTCGCAAAATGAATAAAGATCTCGCTCTTAGAACAGCTAGTCACTTCCTTAAACTCGACACTGTTGCATTTCTTCGCCGTCTTCCCATAATTATGATTGAAGATTCAATACTTCTTGATGAAATAACAACACTAATTTGGTTAATGGTGATGGTTTCATCAACAAAAGCTAAAATGAAGAGATATATGTATGAATATGTATTAGGATTAGTTTGGTATATTTGTCATGAAAAGGATTATGAATTACCTGATTTTGAATCAAATAGCAAATATATTTTGAAAGAGGAGTTGGATAGTTATAAAGATCTAAATACTGAGCAATTGTCGATTCTATATTGCTTACATCTTCGAAAATCATATGGAGGAATGAAAGTTGATGGAATCCTCATTGATGAAATTATTGATAAATACAAAGTTAATTTTATTAACGATATCCCAGTCAAAAAGGCTAAAATTCGTCCAATTTCCGTTAATTTGGAAATACTTAGTTTAGATGATTGGGATTTATCAGCAATTGACTTTCATTGTTCTGCAAAAGTAATTGAAAAGCTAAAAGAGCGTTTTCCACAATTTGAAGAACCATATCTCAAACAGTTAATTTGGACTAATTCTTCAAAAATCAATAAAAGAAAAGATAGTAAGATTATGGATAAGGAAAATTGGAAATTAATTAAAAATGATCTAAAATATATTCAAAGACATACACTTAATTGTTATTATTAAAAATTAACTTCTTTTACTATTTTTTTATTGTTTTTATAACATATTCCTTTGAATATTTGAGTATTTTTATTATTCATCTTATTTACATAAAGAAGTATATATTTGTTTCTATATTTATTTCTATATACATAAGAGGCTGCTTTCTTAGCATTTTTAGAATCAATACTATATTTTTGCCCATTTATTTGAACAATATATTTTCCTGCATCATCCGATTTGCTCGAACCAGTCATCATAGCATTAGCAAATGATGCTTTGACAGTGGTGTTATTACCATGTATATCAGTTATTTCTTCAGTTGTATCATATGCTGAATCTGCATCTATTTGAGCTTGTAATTGACTTAATGTATCTGATTGTGTTGATGTTGTATTTGCCGTTGCACCCGTTGATATAGATGTACTAGTAACACTTGGTATAGTAGTATCAACAGTTCCCATTAATTAATATTTAGAAAATTTTTAGATATCATCATGAATATCCTGACATCTCGTTACTATTGTTTTGTATTTATATTTAACATTCTTACCTTTTATCATTACATTTATTGGTGTATTTAATTTTACTCGCGATCCAACATAACAATAAACTTTGTTATTATATTTTCCTTTACTTGTTGTGTCAATTAAATAAAATTTTAATTGGTTATGTTCGGACGAATTATTTGTATTATATTTTTTTGCTAAAAAATTAAGAGCTTTATGTGCTGCACCACCTGGAAAAGAACTACTATAATGACCATAATTATGACTCTTGGAAGGGTAATCCATAATTTGAAAAGTCCTTTTGTTTTTTTTAACAACCGGTGGTTTTTTAGATAATATATTTACATACATTCTATATGAAATATACAAAGAAAAAAAGATTATTTACTTGCCATGAACAAGAACAGCACTGGCGATATAGTATGAAGGCTTGTACTTACCCTTACCGAAACTATTAAATCTCTTCTCAAGATCTTTAAGCTCGGCATGACTTCTCTTATGAACCTTAACAACATAAGGACCAAACTCTTTCTGGTTGCTACCTCTGGTCTTTTCCTTAAGCATGAACTTGACACCATCACACTGATTACCTATACTGTGCTTTCCGGTTTTTCCAGTGACATGAGCACAAACGGAGGAAGCGGCCTTAGATGCAGCTCTGCCGGGACCGATTGGGGAATCCTTAGTAATGGTATAGTTACCGAAATTCACAGCCTTGCCATTGACAGACACAACCTTGAAAGTTCTCTTGGGAGCTTTTCCACCAGTAAGAGGACCCCACACATCAGTATTTGGGTCATGAGCATCAACAGCTCCACCTCTACGACGACGAGGAGAACGAGATCTACTGCGTCCTCTACTACGTCTTTTGCCACCATCCTGAACAGGAGCCCAATCGGAATCACCACCTCTCTGGCGACGTCCCTTGCGTCCTTTACTACGTCTCTTACCACCAGTCTGGTCAGCATCCTCACCAGCAACATCGTGTGCATCGTGCGCAGCCGCATCGTGCGCAGCCGTGTCTTGATCCGCACCTTCGGAGTGTGTAGCGGTGTCATCACCACCACGTTGTCTGCGAGTGCGTCTGGACTTTCTCTCGAGTTTGTCATGTTCCTCAATAAGCTGAGCTAATTTCTTAAGATCCTTCTGAAACTCTCTTTTAGTGTATTTTGAACTCATTTTTATATATTATATATATATTTTTTTCATAGAATAAATAAAATAAATAACGCTGTTAAAATAATTATAAAATATAGATTTAATTTGTTAAATTTCCTATAATTGCTAAAGGATTCAATAGTGTTTAATGTGCTTGAGGTACTGCTTTGTTGAGCAGCCAAAGTATTATCATAATCCGTTGGAACATCCGTATTGCATGTAACCGTCTGAAAAGATCCATCATCTCCAATATTCATTTTTCCCATACAACAATTAACTCCGATATATCCATTAATTTTATTTATGGTATCCAGCTCACTTTCTGAATATTCTGGATATACAAAATCACTATTAGATTCTTCAGTTTCAGGAAGAACTGCTGATTTAACAGAATCTACTAGATCAGTTGCAATTTCACTTCTAGAAACAAACGTATTCAAATTACTCAATAAACTATCCATAATATATATTTAATTTATACATTTAATTTATACCACTCTTTCGGAAACAATAAAGTTTATTTCCAGTATGACCTTTGATTTCCAAAACTTCTTCCAATTTAAATCCTTTATTCTCTATTATTCCTATTAACTCGCTTGGACTAGGTATGTATAATTTCGTAGTTTTTACTCTATCTTTTCCGTTTTCCAATACTACTTTTTCATAAAAATCATAACCTTCTTTTTCTTTTTTATCTTTTATAAACCAAAGATCATGAAGAAATCCTTTAAAATATGTGAAGAAATGTCTATTACCCTTATCATCATTGTAAAACTGAGAATAATCTTGTGGAAACAAAATTAATCTTTCATTTTCAACTATATCCACAATCAAAACACCTTCATTCTTTAGCCATTTGTGACAATTGTCTAATATCTTATCTACATTTCCTTTACTATTCATATGAAGTGTCATTAAACCAATACTAATTATATCAAATTTATCTTTTTCAAATAATCCTGAACTTACCAAATCTCCTCTTAAATATTTATTTTTAGGATTTATTACAGAAGCCTTATTAAGCATTTGTTTGGATTTATCTAGTCCCAAAACATTCATCCCCAATTCCCTATAATAATTAGTTGAATGACCAAGACCGCAACCAGCATCCAAAATACTTTTCCCTTTATCAAAATAACCATGTTCTAATCTTACATTTTTATAAAAACTCGGATTATTCCAAACAATATCATATATATCTACCATTTGTTTATCGTATAAATCGTCAGGAATGTTATATCTATCAGTGAATCCTTCAATATCTACATTTCTTGATTTCAAAAAGAAATATATTATAATCAAAACAATTAAAATAAAAAATAATATTTTCATATAGTTTAAAATGACATAAAAAAATAATGGAATAACATTATATAAAATGTCGAAAAATTTTGGTATTTCAGATGAACAGGATGCGGAAGTAGTCGCCAGTGTGGATACGAGTAATATTGTTGATATTCTAGGAGAATTGCAGCAATTTTGCATGACTAGTGAAATGGCTCTTCTTAGAACCAGTAATAGAGCGGAATATGTACAGAGATGTGGTAAGAAATTCGAGGAACTTGGAAAGAATTTCAAAGGGGCAAGTATTATGGAACAATTCAGCGCTCTTTTTAATAAAGTAATTGATGAGCATGAGCATTTTGATATGGATCATTTGAAGAAGCTATTGGGATATAAAACCAATGTAGTAGAAGGAAAAATTTCATATAAGGATAGTAGTATTAACTATGGTGCTAAGCATTTCGATAAATATTGTGGAGAATCTAAGAAGTAACAAATTTAGATGAAAGCATATTGTAATACACACTTTTTTTATTTATTGGAACACTATTATCTTCACACCATTTAATTGCATTTTCAATTTGTTCATATAAAACTTTTTTTGTTAATTGTTGTTTTTCAGTTATTAATTTTATAGTATATCTTAAATAGTATATTTGATGTATAATATACCGTTCATTGTAATCATGTAAATTTTTATACAAACTATTTTCAATACGTAATCCAGATAAATAATAATATCCATTGTTAATTTCAAGACATTTCTTTAATAATTTATTGATATTTTCGGTTTCAATTCCATTATTATATCCTAAACATATTAAATATTTTTCAGAGTTTGCAGGCCTACTGGTATTTGGTTTATATATCATAACTCTATCAAATAAACAAATAGTAATCTTAAGTAATTGAAGAGAAAATATAGAAAATATATCGAAAATTTTACATACTAAATTTCCACCATTTTTCAAAATCATCAAAGAAACAAATATCTCAGAAAATATTATTTTTTGAGAATTAATCTCCTGTCCATTAAAATCACCTGAATAATCAAATCCTCCATCAGCCGTGACCAAATCAACTTTATTATGCTTTAATCCTTTTACAAATTTTTTAATATCACTATAAATATATAAATTACCATAACATACCTTGATCTTTTCAGTATTCATCGTAGATTTTAATTTAGTCCAATCAGGTATATATTTATTATCAGGTGGAAGCGTTAGACCCACCAGATTAGCAGTAGGATATTGATGGTGCAATGCTTCCATAAAACCACCTGGACCTTCCGCCAAATTGCAAATCATTATATTTTTTTTGGATTTAATAAGTGGAATTTTATTGTTAATTTCTAGAATTTTAAAATAAGACCGACTTAAAGGCTGTATATCAGCAATACTATCCTTTTTTCGTTTATTATATGTTGTATATATCAGTTCATATGGATTTGTCCTTTTTTTCATTCTATCCCACATATAATTATCATCCAATGTATCAATAATTTCTTTTTCTTTATTGAGTTTATCTTTTTGATTTTTATATACATAAATTTGTTTATCATTTATTTTGCTAAACGAACATTTGGAAAAATCTATGGGATGTTCAATTTCAAATTTGATTTCGTAATTCATATATCAATTATATGACTCTTATTTAAGTAATTTTATAAAAAAAATATATTATGATAATATATAGAAATGTCTGACGTTGTATTAAAAACTTTAGGTGATTTAATTGCTCCACTTGGTCTCAATCAACTTGCAACTCTTGTAGTTGTTCTCTCTTTGAACGAATTCGGTAAATATCATTATGCAAAAAGAACCAGACAAAAAGGTGGATCTCTCTTCAAAAGCCTCGTAGATACTGTTCTTCCGATGGGTAAGAATAATTTAGTGGCTCTTGCATCTCTTCTCCTTCTTAACTATTTTATGATTAAAAATAGAGGTCAAAAGATGCATAAAGGTGGTTCCACTATTTATGGTGAAGTGGTAAAACTCGTTGCTCCTCTTGGTCTCAATGCGTTTGGTGCTTCTCTAGTTGTCCTTTTCTTGAACCATGTAACTTCTAAACATAAACATAATAATAAACACCAAAAGGGTGGTACTTATCTTAATGAATTGGCAAAACTTATTGCCCCATTAGGTGCCGATGCTTTCCTTTCCACTGGTGTTCTCTTGCTTCTTGCAAAAATGTATGATCGTAAATCCCATGGTACTAAATCTGGTGTCAAGGATTCCATAACAAAACTTAGAAAGTCTCTTAAGGATAAACTCAAAAAATTCAAATAGAATAAAAAGCTTAGCATTTTCTTATACTGAATATAAATTCATAGAATTTGAATTTATTTTTATATTTTTTCTTCATTTTTACAAAATTATATATGAAACCCACTACTAAGACTAATACATACATAATTTTAAGAATATCTTCTATTAACAATATTATAAATAATTCATAGTATTTATTATCTAATTTCCTCATTTTCTCTGGAATATTTTTGAAATTCCGCAATATTTGAAGTGTATTGTCATATCTATTACATTTAATATATTTGCAAATTTCCTGATTATCGTTTTTATATTTGTAATTTCTGTAAATTGATACATTCAAAAATATAAACATAATAGCAAAACTGACTATTAGAAAATTTTTATTTAAACATGATGTAATCAGGAATGCAAGGTAAATAGCAATGGATTTTTGATAAAAAGCACCAAGACTTTTATCTTTTTCACTATAACTAAATGAAAATACGGAGTTTGGAGTATACCAATCTAGAACAAATGTAAAGAAATAAATAGTGGAAAATATCATCATATGTCTAAAAATAATATTGTTTTTAATGAAATTCTGAACACTACATGGTAATATACGATTTATACTACCACTAAACATAAGTAAATAAAGAAAAAAGAGAGATAAAACAATGATTACTATCATATATACTTTATTATGATAAATATTTATCAACTCTCGGATAAAAAATAGAATTGACTTTGTTCAAATTATTAAGACCATATTCAAGTTTATAGCACGATATTACACTTATTTTACCTATATTGGATAGTTCTTTAATAGTTTTAAGTCTATTACACCATTCCAGAACAAGGTAACCAATATTTCGAAATATAATTTTGTCTAATTTTTCATCAGAAATATGAAGATGATCTAAATTTTGAAGATTAAAATAGTTTTTGATAGGATTTCTGAGTAATATTAGTTTTTTTGGTATTAAATCTTTGAAATCAATATTTTTAATTCCATCACACGATTCTATATGTAATGTATCTAAATAACCAAACATAGACACATTAGTGATTCTATGACATTGTTTTAATTTAAGATATTTTAACTTTCTATTTTGACTTATAATTTGTAAATCAGAATCAATTAATCCGGAATTCCTAGATATTGTAAGTTTTTGAAGATTTATGAGTATTTGTGGATGACTAAACTGTCCAACGTATAAAGTATGTGTATTAGGATGAATATCTTCAATATATTGTCTTCCTGCAATAATGGAATATATATTTTCCGATGCAATAATATCTTTATCGAGATAACTAGAGAAACGCAATTTAAAACTAAAATTAGTCCATTTTTTTATACGATTTGCTGTTTCCGGATAAACCGTGATAATTTTATCATATTTAATATGATGAAATGCTTTTTGTAAATATTTATCACAATATCCTAAATAACATCTATCTTTAAGAGTTAAATAATTAAAAATATTAGTAATAATATCAAGATTGAACATTATTGATTAATACATTGTTCGTGATTTTTGATAATTAAAATTTTCACTTTTATTTTTTTTATAAAAAGACTTGTGAAAGTCTTACCACCAAGCATCTTGCTCGATGTCCTCGCAGTAATGGCAGTCACCTACAGTACCATGTTCGCACGCTCGGCCACTGCCACCGCAACGCTTCTTGGTTGGCTCTCGGTAATAGTCAGCGTCACTGACCGGATGCTGGTCAGGGCACTGGTTCATTGGGATACCCGACAATGTTTCACCATGGTAATCAGGACACTCACCCCCGTGCTTGCAAAGTGTGCGTTGATGGAACTGATCTGGGTAGTGACCGTTGCCCTCAGTGTAACATTCCTCACAGAAACATTCACGCGTGCCAGAGTAGCTCTCACCCGCTGCTTTCTTTTCCGCAGCAAGTTCCTCTCGGAGCCGGCGCTCTTCATCTGCCTTTCGGAGCTGGAGCCGGCGACAGCGCTTTTTCTGTGCCTTTTTGGCGAGTTTGCGTGCTTTGCGCTCGGCTTCGCGTGCTTCGCGTGCTTCGCGTGCTTCGCGTGCTTCGCGTGCTTCGCGCTCGGCTTTGCGCTTGGCTTTGCGTGCTTTGCACTCGGCATCCAATTTTTCTTGGCGGTCGAAATCTCCAATTCGGACTCTGGGAGCGGATCGTACTTGATCGACTTTTTTAGCAGCTTGCTTTCTGGCAATTTCTCGGTCCTCGAGTTCTCGAGCAAGAATACTCGGCCTGAGTGCTGCATAGTAGTTGTGAGACGACATGGTTCGCGCTGGACGAGGGACGTGTGGTTTTATTAGTTAAGTAAAATAATATTACAAAAAAAAAAATAGTATCAGTTTTTTTTTAAATTGTTAATTTATAAGGGGTTTTGCAAGATTCAATGATAGAATTTGCATTACCATCCGTGCCGCCTGTAACCGCGGTAACGTGGCGCTGCACCGCCTCCGCCAGAGCCGCATTGTGTGTGAATAAAATGACATTCATCGCCATATATGCAACGACCCTTTGCAAAGTTGCGACATTCCCTCGTTTTGTACTTAGGATGCGGTTTCGCATCTCCTCTGTGATGATGGGTTCTTGCACTACCTCCTCCGTGATGAGGGGTTGAACTGCTTGCTTCCCTAGCTTTTCTAGCTTCCTCAGCCATGTCGCCAGCATATCTCCTGTATTTCTCGACATATTCAGTCCATTCTTTAGCATTGTGTTGCGCCTCCTGCAATTGTTCTTGCAAATTGCGGATTTGACACTTAATTCTGTGCACAGAATCTTCGTATCTTTGTGCTGTTTTGAGTGCATTCTGGAGTTCCTTCTCAGCAGCGGCAGCTTTTCTCTCAGCATCACACCATGCCACCCCATCAGTGTACCGATGGGCAGTGTCCTGTCGAGCCCGTTCTTCCGCGCACAGACGGTCATCGTATTGATGACGCTTGTCCGGATCGGACAGAACTTCATGGGCTTCGTTGATGATCTTGAACTTTTCGGCAGCTCCATCGTCACCTGGGTTTTTGTCTGGATGCAATTTCAGTGCCAATTTGCGGTAGGCCTTTTTGATTTCTGTTAGCGTTGCATTGCGTAGCAAACCGAGCACAGTGTAGTGGTTGGGCGTTTCGCCCGACATGATTGCAACACACGAAAAACACGTGTGGGGTGAGTTTATAGATAATAATATAAATATTATCAATAAATTTTAACTATCAGTTTTTTCTTCCCTTTTTAAGCGCTTGCTTCGCAAGCTAAAAAGGGAAAACCAAAAAACACGTAAAGCCAAGGAAGTTTTTGGGCTCTTTTTTAACCATATCACGGTGGAACGTTCTCAATTGAGGATAATTTTATAAAAAATATATGTTTAAACGTATTTAAACATATGTTCAAAACTTAATCACCGTGGCAAGGTTAATAGTATTTAATTTGAATCATTATCACTTGATTCATTTTCCGATTCCGACTCTTCATCGTCTCCCTCTTCACCTTCTTCATCTGAATTTGATAATTCATCTAAATCAATTTCCTCATCCGAATCGTTGTCACCCTCAGGTGAGTCTTTTACTTGTTCCTCATCTTCTACTTGTTCCTCATCTGAATCGTTATCACTCTCATCTGAGTCTTCTACTTGTTCCTCATCTGAATCGTTATCACTCTCATCTGAGTCTTCTGCTTGTTCCTCTTCATCTTCAATCAATTTTTCGGTCGATTTATTGACTACTTCCACTCCTTTATCTACTACTACTTCTTTTTTCGCTTCTTTTGTCTCTTGTTTCTTCATTAATTTGAGTAATGCCATTCTCTCTTTTTCAGGTGCATTCTTTACTTTTTTATAAACAAACGCATTGTTTAAGAAACTAAATTCCTTTTCGCTATCACCAATCTTTTCATCTATATTCTGAATATTCATCATATTCTTATTATTGGAATAATTCTCTTTCATCATATTCTCATATTCCTCTGAAAATGGTGTGACACGGACTTTCTCGAATCCATAATCCTCCAACATTTTATCTAAATAATCAAAATTAACCAAATATTCCGTATGATAATTACCAATACTCTTGACAAATACCTTTACTTCCCTTCCTAAACTATTTTTGTTAGCATTGAATCGAGTCGTCTTATATTCCTTATCAATTGACCAAATTACTTGGCCACTTTCATCTGTTCCGCTAATCTTCTTTTTTCCCTTGAGAGCCTTGAATAATCTAACACCATCAAAACATGTTCCAATGAAATATCCACCAATTTTGCAATTATCGGTTACATTTTGCAATATGGTCCTGAAAGTAATTTCATTCTCAAAGAAATAATGCAGGGCAAATTGAATTCCAACCACGTCGAATGTATGTTGTGCTGGTAAATATTTCTTCAAATTAATTCTATTAGATTCACTTGGTCCAGCATCATAATCAGGGAAAATTAGTCTAGAACAATTACCAATCAAATAAACAACTCTGGGTTTAGGTTTAGGAATTTTATTAAATAAATTACGAGCATATTCAATATTTTGCACATCCAATTCAATACCGAATACCTCACCCAACTTAGCACGCTTCCACTTCTTAATATCCCCGCCCTTACCAGAACCAATATCCAATAATCTACCATATCTCTTATTACTTCCATTCAACATGGCCGGACTGACATCTTGAAGTAACTTCTCCTTGACATACAAATTATGGAACAATTGATATGATTTTCTGGCATTTGGATCATAATTCTGATTAGCATAATAATTATTCATATTGTTATTCTGTTTAGTCTTACTATTTTTATAATTGGTTAATACTTTTTCTGGAACCTTACCAGTCAATATCATGTCCTCTGTAACTGGATATTCTAAACTAAAGAATATGCTATTAGCAGTCTTTTCATAATTACCATATACTGGTTTTCCTTCTTTGTAACTCTGGGTCTTATCGTATCTTACACGGTATGGTACCCATCTGAATGATCCTTCTTTACTTAAATCATAACCAAATTCTACAATGGTATCATCATATATTTCGTTCTTTTGCCCTGTAAGAGGATCCATTGCAAACATTTTATTCTTAGAATCAATAGTAACAAATGCCCTGCTATAATCATAATGCTTGTTCTTCTTGGGATTAAATTCCATAGGAGCTAATTTCAAAGAAATCTTATTATTATTACTTGTTTGTTTTTTACCGCCAACAAATAATTTCAAAGTCTTAAATTGACAATTCAACTTCTGTAATGTTCCGTCTGGTCTCAAAATATTTCTAATATCCGCATTAATAGCATCCGTTTCAGTCTCATCCTTGATTGTTCGTACTAAGAAATCAATAGAATTCAAATGAGCAGGTTTCCATTTAAACAAAGAATACCATGCTCCCGAATGTAATGGATAATGCTCCTTGATTGGAACAAATATTAAACCATCCACGTGAAAAACCTGTGCTTTTCGCGAATCCCAACATTCAGATGTCCTTTCGAATATATCGGAACCATCCTTCAATTTAGAAAAATAGTATTTTTTTAATGAAATTCTCTTATCCTTCTTATTAGCCTTTACAAAATCATTTAAATAATCCAATCTACCCTTCTTTTCACTCATTTTGCCAACAGCCGTTTTTAATTGATTCAAACGTACATCTTTTCCTTTATAAAACAAAATATCATATAATAACAATAATTTTCCTTCTTTTACATATTCACATTCAATAATAGTATCAATCCACCCCTTCATATTCATGTTAATCTTGTATATATTGAAATTGATATCAATCAAATATACTTCACCATCATCTCTATCAATATATAATAATCTTCTCTCTCCATCAGCTTTCAATGTAACTGCATAATTATTATAAATATTATTGATATAGCTGTTTTTTTCCAAATTTTCTATTTGAATTGTAACTGGGTTTGCCGCAATAAATCTATCTTTCTTCTTATTATTTTGATCAATACATTTATTATAATTATTAATAATACTGTTTATCTTGGTCTTTTCCAAAACATTATTATTATTATATATAATACGCAATATGGTATAAATATTCTTAAGCAGGACATCTTTTACTGCCTTCATTTGATCAAATTTATTTGCATCAATAATTTCCATTTCAATCTCATATAATCGATTAAGCTTGTCAGGATTGATTTTCTTAAATGATTTTCCCTTGTATTGTCTTACTTGAGTTAAATCATATCTAATTGACCCATCCTCCGAAAATATTTCATAACGATTTTTTAATCGAAAAACCTTAGTATTACTACTATTTAATATATCATCAACATCTTTGGTTTTTTTCTCTTCATTTACTGCAAAGCGAACACCAAACTCATACATATCAACATTTTCTTTGAGTATTTTCTGAATTGACTCGATATGTTCATCTTCAATTTCATCAATACCTTCAAATTCCCAATATTTTTTAACATTATTCTCACCAGTAATTGATATTCTCTTACGTGTTACAGCATCTTGGATATCAAGAGATGTAACCATTTTACTACGTAAGCCCAAATTACCATTAGCCTTATTACCCGTTAAATAATATCCAATTTTATCAAAAACGTTTTTATCAAACGTAGTTTTTTTATTATTAAAAAAACGACATTCAAACTCGATGTCTTTGTTATCTTTATATTTTTTAATTAATGTAATAATTCTACTTACAGTACCTTTGGTAAAACTAATACTCATCTATATTACTAATTAATATATTAAATGTGGCTTTAAGTTCATATGATTTTTTTTTATTTAGTCCGAAATACTTGTAATACAATCTATTTTAACAAATGTTTAAGTTCTAATAATAGGTCTTCCTTGGTTTTGTTAATGACTTTGTGAGTTTTCTGTGATATCTTTTTAATATCTCCTTTTTTCTCGACAAAATATTCTTTCAATTGAGAATAGGTAAAATTATTAATATTTTCATTATCATCTGAAATATTGAAAAATCTAAAACAATTATCAATTACCCTTTTATTTTCACTGTATTTAAAAATATTATTACCTCCCAAAGAGACATTATAGTAATTAGATTTATGTTTTATCAAGATAATCATTGGAATAAACCGATTAATCTTATTCTCAAATCTATTCGACATATAAAGTTCATGACTATCCCCATCTACCAAATTAAACTGATTATCAACATGAAAACAAGCTAAATTAATTCCCAAATAATCTATAATATATTGAATTAACGGGTATTCATTTGTATTATCACCAATTGTTTCCGTATGCAATAAATTATAAATGATTGATTGAATATTATTTCTATTCATTTTCCGATCTAAGTTATAATAAAACTTATAATAAAGATTCTTCTCGTCTAGTTCAATAATGAGTTTTTTATAAAAATTTATAATAATTCTTTGTTGGTCATCTGGTTTCATAAAATAAATACAGCTATTTAATGAAAAAAACAACTTTAATAAAAAATTGTTGATATTAGTTTTTCTTCCAAATTTAATATCATAATATTCGACACCATCCATATTATCAAATATATATGAAAAAGATTCATTCAAGTCCTTTGTAAGCTTTACGTTTTTTTCATCCATCGGTAGCTTCTCTTGCTTGACATCTAAGTAATTGATTAGTGATTTAACTGAAAGCATTTTATATTATATAAAATGCAGTATATTTTTAAATAATTATAGAATCATTTTTATGTTTTTTTATATGATAATTTTTTCTCTTCATTTTTGAGTAATTCAGCGTTTTTATTATCTAAATAGTTCAAAAAGTCATCAATTGTTTTGATTGTCTTATCATTTATAAGGGAAAATTTAATTAAAATCCCATTCATATTTTCAGATAAAGGAACGTTATCTACCTTAAGAATTTTAAGAATTTCCAAATGTTCCAATTTGGTTAATTTACCAATTCTAGAAATCATCCGTTTTTTAAAATAAATATCATATTTTGATTCGTCTTTAGTAGTCTCTGACATTTTATATTATTATTATTTCTATTTTTTTTAGATACTTTTAACTTCTAAAAATTGATCCAGTCAAACCACTTATTGTCCTCAAAAAATCACCACCCATAATACTTATCGTAATTTTATTCGAATAAGGTGAATCAAAATTCAGTTTAGGTGTCACACCAAATGGAATAGACACACCATAATTCGTAATGTCTTCCGAGTTTATATTAGGAGTTAAACGAATAATTTCCCCATATTGATATATTTTCATTTCTACATTGCCAATTATAAATCTAATATTAGTTAATTGATGGTCACAAAGTAAAAAATAAATTAAACTAGTATTAGATCTTATTATTATTTCATTATCTTTTGTCATTACATTATGACATGTTGGATGCGTGTAAGTATATATAAAATAATTTAAACATAAATTATTTGATGTAATATTATTATATTTATATAAATCAATTGTTATTATTAAATCTTGTTTAGTTTTAAGATAAACGTAATTTCATTGTCATGATATTTATTTGAAAATAACCCATATTTTGTGATTGGAATGTCTGTCACATTATGAAATTTTTGCAATGTTCTTAACCTTATCACGGTGGTTGAGTTTTTGACCTATGTTTAAATATATTTAAACATAGATTTTTTATAAAATTATCCTTTATAAAGGATCTTCCACCACGACATAATTAAAAAATCTACAGGTAGGAAAATAAGATGTTGGCCTCCAATATACCATTCTATTTTTATAATATTATTTATATCACTTTTTACATTTAGATTTTTATAAAGAAATTCTTTATCAATATTAGGATAAGGTAATTTTATCTTCTTTTTACAATATAAATCTGGCTCTTCATTGAATGTTAAAGTTTTATGGAAAGAATAATTTTTAATAAAATTTATATATTTATCATTTTCTTTATTACTAAAAAATTTATATATTTTTTCTGGATTTTGTGATACAAATTCACGAAGTTTATAATATTCTGTAATGAGATACTCTTTTATTATTCTAAAAATTTCTTGTGGAAAATACATATATAAATCCATTAATATCTCTTTAACTTTCAAAAATCGTTCTCATCATCTTCATTTACCAACAAAAAATCATCAAGATCCACATTACTCATCTTAATTTGTTTAATGGTCTTTTTTTCTCCACCAGATTGTTCATCATTGTCTTGTTCAGGACTTTTTTCGTCTTCAGATTCCTCTTCTGGGCTACTTTCCTCTGACTCCGTGTTTTCTTCGTCAGATGAATCTTCTACTTCGGTATCACTGCTTTCCTCAGATGAATCTTCTTCACCAGTGGTATTTCCAACAAATTCTGGAACTTCGTCAGGACCCAACGTATTTTTATCTGTCATTTTTTCAAGTTCCAAAATATTTGATTCTTCATCTTCCTTAATAATTTCCACTTCAGCAGCATTAGTCGTTTCCAAACCAGATTTTCCTAAATCAATTTTCTTAATATCCATATCGACCAATTCATCAATATCCATTTCATCCAAATTTTGGAACGGGAATTCTTCAATAGTTGATAATGGAATCATTTTTTCTTCTTTATTCATCTTTAGTTTCTTGACATTGATAGAACTGTTATTCTTCTTATTTTCATCGATTAATTTGCAAGATAGTTTGATATATTTGCTGTTTTTCTTAATTTGTTTATCAATGACTCTAACAGTAACTTCATCACCTACTTTTAAGTTTTTAAAGAGTTTTTTATTAGTTTCATATTCTTTGACAACTAATATATTCAGTGGTTCAATAATTGTTCGAATGGCCATTTTATTAATTTGTTCAATTTTAAATTTAATTACAGAGTCAATTGGAGGATTACAAATCAATGCTTCGAACATGACTCTATACGTAGTTGCACCATTAAATAAACTTCCATTGTATGATCCAAGACTCTTTTTAAGAATTTGTATGGAATCCTCTTTTACATATCCTTCATCAATACATTTTCCTTCAAACAGATATTTACATTTTTTCAGAATAAAATCTTCAATATTTTTATTAATATTCAAGGGATTAATTACTATATCCTTTGACAAAACAGTATTAATATAATCACACATTGTTTATATATATATAATGCTAGTATTTTAAATACATATAAATTTCATTTTTTTTTTATTTTACTTAAAGAATTATATGAGTCTAAATAATAGATATATGAGCACATCTATTAAGAATCTAGTTGAATTTTATAACATTGATAACTACCAAAATGAGTTGTTAATTAAACAAATAAATATTTTTTGTAAATTTTATAAACAATTTGAAAATGTTGTTAGTAAGCCGGTTTATAATCAAAAATATAATAAATATTATTCTACAAACAAATCATTTAAATCCATTGACCCAAATAAAAAAACCATATTTGAAAATGACACTGTTTGGGAAAATTATAAACCAACTAATGATAATAAGAATATTAGACGAATTATAAATAATAATTTAAACAAAATTAGTAATGATAACTTTAAAATTGTTTGTAAAGAACTTATTGCTGAAATAAAAAAAATAGATAATTTTAATTTAATAGAAATTTTAAATAATGAAATATATGAAAAAATGATATTTGATATTAAATTTCAAGAATTATATTACAGTATCCTCAAAAAAATTTGGGAAATAAATATTAATCCTAATATTACTATTATTATTCAAGAAAATGATAAATATTTTTGGAAAAGAAAAACTCCCGATGTCGAAAAAGAAGAGCTTTATGGACCTTTTGAATCAAAAACTGATGCATATAACAATATTAATAAAAGTATTAATCTTCGAAAATATTTCATTAGCAAATTAAATAAAGAATTTAAATCTAAACATTTATACTATGAGAAAATTGATGAGGAATCTGATGGTGACGCAAAACATAGATTAAAAAGAAAATGTTTTGGTCCCATTGAAATAATACAAAAACTGTATAAAGATAAACATATTAATCAAATTATAATATGTAATATCATTGAATCACTTATAAAATGTAATTCTCCTTATGCAATTGAATCAATAAATATATTATTGAAATATTGCGATACCAATATAAAGAGTGATTTGCCTACCAATCAAATTCTTAAAGAATATAGGGATAAAATAGTGGCTTTACAGCCGTCATACAGTAAAAATTTTAAAATAAAATTTTTGCTTATGGATATTTTGAAGTATATTGATAATTTAATGAAATCAAATACGAAAAATAATATTTATGTTCCTGTTAAGAAAACTCAGACTTACATAACCAAAATAAAAAATATGGATAATTACTTGAAGAAAAATATTTTCAAACATAATAGCATTAATATTGCTGAAATTTTCAGTAATAGTCAGTATAATAAAACAAATCTTATAAAAATATTAGTAAATAATGCAATTAGATATAATAATCATTCAAACTTTATTTATGGTATTTTGAGAAATAATTTTGAGAAAAATATAATAAAAAAACAACATTTCCGAGAAGTATTTAAAATTATTGAAACTACTTCATCCGTTGGTAATAATTATTATGTCTTCAAAAATAGCTGTACAAAATTATATTATCATCCTTAAATAATACAAAGACTTAAACTTTATTGTTTGATTAACAATTGATTTAGCTTGTTATATTGACTATATGTACGACTATCATATTCTTGTAATCTTTTTTGTCTATTTTGTTCTTCTTGTTGTCTTTTATGTTCTTTTATTCTTTCTAGTTCCTTTTCTTGTTCATTCATTACATAAGAGAGTTTGGATCGGGCATGTTGTAAATCTTTTACATTTTTATATTGTTTAATCTTAACATTGTTAATATTAATCATATTATTATCATAGTGAGCTTGTTTATAGTCTGTATATCCAAGACCACAATTTTCACCACTGAAATTATCTATTTCTCCTACACCAAGTTCGACACAACTCGACGCCCCAGAACTTGAATGAAGCGCAGCCGGCTCTTGATATTCAATTATATCAGATGTGGTATTAGCCTTCATTTTATCAAAACTCATATTAAATACTTCTTTATTAAATTTTTGTCCAAAAACCATTTGATTATTGTTAATTTCCACATCTTTTTCACTTCTAGGACCACCCTTTATAAGATCACCATAACCAGAATCATATACACTACTAATTTTATATTGATCAAAGATCTTGTTAAATTTACTAATATCAAAATTATCTTTATCTAAATGAACGTTATATTTTGGTTCATTGAGATTATCTTCATATTGTTGAAAAACGACATCTTGATTCATTTTAGCTTGATGTTTATTCTGATTTTCCAATTTATTCAAAATATAATAATATGATTGAGTAATGAGCTTGAATTCATAATCGGTTTTTCCTCCATTTTTATCTGGATGGTATTTCAATGCTAATTTTCGATAATTCACTTTGGCCTGTCTGGCATTACAATCTTTATCTAAACCGAGAATACTATATGGATTATATTTCTGTTCGAATTGACTTATCATATTATCAAGTCTTTCTCGTCTGGTTTTTTGTTCATTTTCAAAACGTTGTCTTCTTTGTTTTTCTAGTCGATTAAAATTATCCAATTCTTTTTTCTCTAATTCATCAATATTTTTAATGGTCTCATTGACATTAAATATATCTAATGATTGTGCCATTATTGGTTGAATCTGATAATTATAATCATTTCCTCCATTATATCCTCCTCCACTGTGTCCTCCACCATGTCTAATCGGATCATTCCTTACATTTACCATGCCTCGGTTCGGATTTGAATAATTCGGATCATTAGATACATTCTGTTTATATGGATCAATATATTGATCTTGAACAGGTGGTGCTCTTTGCTGTTGATAATATTGCTGTGGTTGTGCTCTTTGCTGTTGATAATATTGCTGTGGCGGTGTTCTTTGCTGTGACTGTTGGTAATATTGGGGCTGTTGATCATAAGAACTTGAATTACCCATTTTTTAATTATATTTTAATTATATACAATAATTTTTTGAAAAAAAATAAACTTAATATAATATATATGACAACTCAAATAAATCAATATGGTTCATATTTTAATGATAATTTAGTTACTAAAATTCACAATACAATTGTAAAAATGCCAAATGAAATACGAACAAATGAAGAAGGTCTTATTTATTTGCTTTTTAGAGAAAACTACTATAAGAAAATATTTACCGCTGTCCAAAAAGCAGGAAAATATAATAAAGAAAACAAAAGATATTATTTTGTTTTCTATGACTTTATTACTAAGAAAAACACAAGACTTAATGCTAAAGAAATATATCTTGCTATCAATCAAATCAATACACCTGAAAAACTCAAATGTTATGTTGGACAACAATTGTTGGACAATAGATTAATTAATCGGGATTTTTACGAAAGAAATTATAGTGATGCTCCATATAATTTTATGTCACTCAGCGGTTTTAATGATTATCTCAAAAATAATATTTATTACTATCTCTACAATAATACTCAATTAAATTGTAATTGTGATTATAGAAATATTACTGACCCATTATCAGCTTTCGAAACCAATGCATCTGTATATAACGCATTTTATGATGTTTATCAACAAGCACTCCTATTTTCCAATATTTATAACAAAATTAATCAAGTAAAGAATATGCTTCTCAGAGTAAAAAAAACTAATTGCCCCATTAGTTTATCAACTGCTCTCTTTACCGGTCTTTTGCCAGGAGAGCAAAGACATGTTTATCCAAGTAATGAAATTTTATTAATATATAATACCATCAAAAGTCTTTATACTTAACCATACCACGGTGGAACGTCCTCAATTGAGGACAATTTTATAAAAAATATATGTTTAAACGTATTTAAATATATGTTCAAAACTCAATCACTGTGGAAAGGTTAAGAATAATCTGAAATTATCAATGCTAAGTCTTTCAAGTAATTTCATTAAATACATTTGTTAAATTCAATTTTAATTTTATTATGGAATTTTTGATTCTTAAAGAATGGTATTAACCGACACTCAATTTTATCATATAGTTTAATTTTCATCAAATCCTTGTTGTATGGTAATCTCTCTTCAATGTCATATTTAGGAAAATAAATTAATAAATATTCATCTTTTATCTTAATAATAGTTCCTTTTAAGATCAATTCTTCTTCCAAATGATCTTTTTCTAATTGATAAATCAATCTACATTTATCTCGCATTCTATCTGCTTTCCTAATTCGCCTTTCAATATTATTTATCCTATTTACATCATCTTCACGCAAATCTACCGGATCAATCGTCTTTACTATTAATCTATTTACAATTTTATGAACAATAATATCATTATATCTTCTGATAGGTGATGTGAAATGAACATAATTCTTGATTCCTAATGCATAATGATATTTATCTTTTGCTATTTCATATATTGCCTTTTTAAAATTACGCATTCTAATATATTTCTGAGTTTTATCATCTAATTCGCTCAGTTCTTCCTCATTTTCAATTGGTACATCATGAGTTCGAATGATACAATTCTCCCCATATTTTTCTATTATTATTTCACCAATAGTTTTATTTGTCATTACCATTAAAAATTCAATAAATTTATGTGAATCTAATATGTCTTTATTCATTTCTTGACAAAATTTAATGCATTGTAAGCAATTTAATTCAGCTATGTTTTGTCCTATTCCACTCTTGATAATATAATCCACTTTACCATATGTAAAATTCCTAACATTCTTTACAATACTATTTTGTAAATGACGAGAAATTACTTTTCCCTTACTATCAAATGTGAAAATTAGACTCTTTGCTCTCCTGTTTCTACCTCTAACAAGAGAACAAATATTCTCAGAATATATATCAGGTAACATTGGATTTTCTATCCCTTGTTCATTATAGATTGTATAACATCGTTTTTTAACTATCTCCTCTATTGTATCATCAATATAAAATACAACATCTGCAATATGTATCCCTATTTCGTATGTATCTCCTTTTTTTTCGAAATGAAAAGCATCGTCAATATCTACACATCCTCGCGGATCAATCGACATAACTCTATAATCACATGTTTTCTCTTGTAACTCCTCAATATATGCAGTATCTTTAATGATTTTGTTCCTTAAATGATTACTTTTTTTGATAATAACCTGCCATAATTTAAATCCTTCATTATAAATTGAACATTCATGAATAGCTAATATATAATTCATTTCAGCTTTATAATCTCCAACTGGGCCGATAATTCTTTCTAAAATCCCCCGTGGATATTTACCCTCTATATGATTATGATGAGATATCAAAACATATAGATTCACACTGGATCGTTCTTTAGTATGAACAAAATATCGCTCTCCTTTATGTGATATAAATAAAAGTATTGGTATATTACGCTTATTTTTACCGTATTTTACTGATGAAAATAATTTTAACACTCCTGGAATAAGTTTAGTCATTATTAATAATAATGATTGAACTATTTTAAGTAAATAAGATTTTAGTCTTTCTCGAGAAGTCTAAGAAGTGCTTGATTAGTCTTTTCAAGCATAGCTGTCTGTTGCTGAACTGTAAAAATCAAATCATTCATCTTTTCTACAATATTATTTCCTTCAGTATCTTCGAATACTGCGGTTAGGACATTATATAATGGGTGTTCGGTAATATCGACCGTGACATACTCAGAATCGTTATCACTCATTTCTTCGGATTCATCATCGGACTGCATCTGACGATCATCTGCATCGTTAAATTGTTTTGTATCGTTAAATCGTTCTTCTTCAGTAGACATATTTTATAATTAATCCTATTATTATAAATATTAGAAAACAAACGATTAATATTATATTTTTTTTTTTGCCCGATTTTTTAGAATACTGGTTAAGAGATAAATCTATGTATCCTCCTAATCTATTTGCTTTTTTCTTTATATATAATTTAATATTTTCCTTCATATCTAATCATGATTAAGAAAAAAATGATTGTCCAATTGCGACAACATAATAACTGACAATACTCAATATAATTACTAGACTTGGCAAAATAAATTTTTTACACTTTTCATCAGAATTAAATAAATGAGGTTTGTAATAATATAACAGTCCAATCAATATTAAATAGATTATAAGTGCATATTTTAATAAATTATTCATATTATATTTATTGTTTATATTATTTTTTTTACAATGTAGTTATATAGATGAAAATACTTATTATATTATTAATAATTTGTATAATAATATATTTTAAAATTAATTCTAATAATATTGAAACATTTTATACATTTTTCAAACCATATTACTCAAATGAAAAAAATTACAACTATGATTTATATACCAAAAAATTATACAATAATATTGCATTTGAAAATAAATTTAATTATAAACCTTTGATTATTGCATCTAATAAAACGAAAAATAATTTCTTAGAATTAATAACCAAAATAATTTTGGAAAAATCACAAATTTTACATATTAATTATTTATATTACGACAATTATTATAAAATGTTACATGATTTAAATGATAATAAAGTTCAACTTATTAACACATCATATCCAATATTTGACCATATACATAACATACCCAATGTTAGATATGTTTGTACTACTGATATTAAATATATTTATATATGCAAAAGATCAGATAATTATGCATTGAAAAATTTTTCTTACATTCATAGAAATACTAAAATTGGAATTCTAAAAGAAGATGAATCTTATATTTTTGTTAAAATGGTAACAGATTTTATTGGATTGAAGGAAAATAAAGATTATAAAATTAAAATATATGAAACTGAAGATCATTTACTTGATGATTTAAATAATAATAAAATAGCAATAGCTGTATTTAATGATACCTATCCACCACAAGTATTCAAAAAATATCATAATATGGAACTGATGGAACTTAATGGATTCAGAAGTAATATTTTCTTCGAACAATATAAACAATATTTTTCTAGACAAATAATTGATCTTAATAATATGGGTTCTCAATATTTACCCAAAAGTTATGATACAAAAACTTATACTATGTTCAATCCAGATTTTGAAATTGTTTCATTTGAAACTTTTATACTTACCAATACAAGTGTTACGGATGAAAATATTGAAGATATTTTAAAATCCATAAATAACAGTATTCCGTTATTGAATCGTCTTCCTCAATATAGAAAAGCTAGTATTAAATACAATAGCAGTATAATGAATAAAGTTGTATATGGTTTATTACCCAGTAATGGCACATTGAAATATTTGAATAAATATGGTTACATTTCTGATATTGACAATGCAAATTGCAAATATTTTATTGGAAAAGATAAATGTACAGAAGAAAATCTGGCTTTACTGACTTAATTGATTTATTTTGAATTGTTTAAAATTATAATAATTATCTCTATTCAATTTATCGTCTTTGAATACATAATCTGGTCCATTTAAATGTGGATATAATTTTCGATCATACTGCTTGTCACAACAATTATCAATCTTTGTTACTGGTTTCCACGATTTATTGGGATCACAGTTATAACATAACGGTCTAGTGGTATTTGTATTTAAATAATATCTATATCCCATATTTACCATATTTAATGGTAATTCACAATAACCATTAGTTTTACATTTTCCATAATCATTTGGATAATTTTTATTAGATTTATAAAATATACAATCACTATCTTCTTGACAGGGTGTATCCCATACACCTGTTTGTTTTCTTTCACCATAGAAATTAAAACTGCTTTCACATATATTTTTATTTGAAGCTGGTAAAATTGTTTGTGTATCCATTTGGGGATTAATTATATCATTTGCATTTGTTGTCATACATACATATTGCCTATCTATCTTACTGCTTTCTTTTATTGTATCTATTTTTTTATTTATTTCGAATATATCTTGATTCAATATTTTATCGTTTGTATTTCGATAATAATCATTTAAAATATAATAATTATCATCTTGTGTTTTTCCATCAGGCATTAACAGTTTATCTGTTGTCATATATCCAATCATATTAAAATTACCAATTTTCACTTCATCCGTCTGTGTCTTTATACCTTTAAAATATAAAACTGGTGCATAGCTGATTCCTTCACTGAAAAGTATGATAGTCAGAGTAAATATATATTCATTTAAATCGTTTTTTTCTATTTTTTCAATTTTATAACTATAAATATTGTAATCTTGCTTGCCATATTTAATAAGTTGTTCATTCGTTAATGTATTTTCCTGATATTCATTGAATCTACTTAAAAAAGTGGTTATTATATTATTTTTGGGAAATTCTTCAGAATAAGGTGTTTCAAATATATTAAATTTATCAGGTTTATATTCATAATAACGATTTGTCCAAGTAATAAGATTACTTTTTAATATATCTATTTTCTTATTTTCATTAGTTATTTCAGTTAAACCACGTAAATGCTCGTTAAAATTAGATGAATTAATATTCTTTTTAAAATTATTATCAATATTTAATATACCCATTTGATATTTTCTGTTTAGGAAATTCAGTGATTCAGGTAAAACTACATCATCTGTATTAACTATTGCATAATTTTTCAATAAATTTCTTCTTACTCCATCAGCTTCCGGATCAACATACCATTCTTCTCCATATCCTGAATTATTTACCTCTTCCTCATTACCAAACGGATTAGATACATATAACGGTGGAAAGGAAAAATGTTCTTTTACTGCCCAATTATTCCAAATAAAATATATAACTAATAAAATTATTAATATTATTAGTATCATCTATAATAATATTATATAAAATTTATGTAAAAAGGTCTGATAAACTCTCTCCTTTCATATGTATTCTTTTTATTGCTGCTGATAATTGTGGGCTTACATCGATAATACTCAACTTTTTACATTTTTCTAAATTTTCCGTTTGATCAATACTATTAGATACGATCATTCGTTCAATGAAATCATATTTGTTTATCTGTTCAATACAATCCTTTGTAAAATAACCATGTGTAATTAATCCAATTACACTCTTATATCCTTTCTTTTCGAGTTGTTCAGCAGCCTTAATGAACGTTCCACCCGAATCAATTATATCATCACATATAATTGCTTTAGTATTCTCAATTTCACATGAACAATCACATATCATTATAGTTTTGGAAATACGACCACCGTTGGAATAATCTCGTTGTTTATGCATAATAAGAGTTTTTAAACCAAACACTCTTGCGAATTTAAGTGTTCTTTTTACCGCGCCTGCATCAGGTGCAACTATAATAAAATTATCTTTAAAATCATTAAAATTATAGAGCTCATGCAATTTTTTTCCGAATAATTGAATACTATAGAGATTATCAACAGGAATACGAAAAAATCCTTGGATTTGACTGGCATGAAGATCCATACACACTAATCTAGTCAAACCAGCCAATTCAAACATATTCGCTAATACTGCAGCAGAAATAGGAGCTCTACTTTCATCTTTACGATCCTGTCTACTATAAGCATATAACGGCATTACTAATGTTATTGTTCTTGCCATTGAACGTCTCAATGCGTCTATAAGAAATATTGTTTCCATTACGATGGTATTAACATTAATTGTACTGTTATATCCACTTTGTATTACCACTATATCTTCTCCTCTAACAGTATCTTTGATCTCAATTTTAATTTCTCCATTATTAAAAAGTCCTAAACTAACATTTAACAGTTTAATACCTAATATTAGGGATATATTATATGCTAAATTACAGTTAGAACTTCCTGAAATCAATAACATTATTTTATTAAATTAATGTTATTAAATCTTTAGATATTAAACGATTTTATTTTATATGTTTTGTTTTACTTGCTGGAATAAAATCAACGTCATTGCTATTGTTGTTGTTTTGTTTATCAAAAAGTGAATATATGGCATTTTGGAGATTTTTAGTTTTGATTGGTCGATTTACATATCCACCTTTTTGTTTTTTAGTTTTTTTCTCAATCATGAATGTAACATACATTATATAATAATATTAGAAATTTTCGTCATAGTATTCTTCATCACTACTGTCAAATTCATCGTCTGGAGCTTTATCAATATTTCGCACTATATCCGAATATTCATAACTATTATATTTAATAAAATTATAAAGATCAATTGTAAAATCACCAGTTTTATCATCAAATAACGGTTCATCCATTCTATTTATATATCTTTTGAATCTATCAATGCTACTATAACAATTATCTGTATATTTATAATCAAAATCAAAATTTGGATCACAAAATGATGTTTTATCTGGCTCTTCATCAGAATCAACTTTATTGGCAGATTCATCTTTGGATAACTCTTCTTCTGATGGCTCATTGGATTCATCTTTTATCAATACTGGTTGTAGGCTATCATCTAATTCTTCAGAAGGTTCTATTACTACCTCTTCCTTTATTAAACTTTTAGTTACAATTGCTTTCCAATCCATTTTTGAATTAATATATATTTTATATAAAAAATTCTTTTAAGTTGTTTCATATTCTACTTGGACGAATATCCATTGTGGAACAACTCTCATATACTTATTAGCCTTTTCGATCTCTTGCATTTTTTCATGAGCTTTCTGATATAATATCTCGGTATCCATATAAAGATTGGTTAATTTGTTTCCTTGATTAATAATTTTAGGTACATCTTTTTCCTTGACCAACTGAACAGTTTCAGGTATTGTGAAAATTTTTTCTTCTTTTTCAGGTTCATCTGTCTTTTTATAACGCGACAAAGCCTTTGAAAGACTTCTATATTTTCTGGGTAATCCATCTATTATATCACATCTAGATTCTGAATGTTTTCCACTTGAATATGCATAAGTAAGTTCAACAAAATCTCTAAAACTATTATTATCTTTTATAATATGAACATTATGTTTTTTGCAATAGTTGCAAAGTCTATAAAAAAAATAATGTAATCCATTCTTATTGGATCTATACCATTCCATTAATTTAGTCATATTTTATTTATATAATATTTCTTATCTCTTCAAACCATTTTCACTTTTTGGTTTTACTGCTTTTTTTTTAGTTATCGTTCGTTTTAATTCAACTTTTTCACTTTTTCCTCTAGAATTATATAAATAATCAGTTATTTCTTTGGCTTTTTCTTTGCTTTTAAAGTATTCTGTTAGTTTAGATAGAATATAACCCTTAGAAACACTTTCTGTTACATTAGAAGTAACATATCGGAGTTTTCCATCACTTAACACAATATTTTTATTTTTCATGTTATTCTCATTCATAAAGCCTAGAATATATGTATCTAATTTGGCTTTTTCTTTTCTTAGAGAATCATTTAGGTCTTTAATTTTGTTTATTTTATTATCGATTTCTACGAGTTTTTGGATTGCATCTTTGAATTCGTCAGACATTTTATATTACTTTTATAATATATTCTTTAAATATTTTCCAATTTCGATATAAACACATATAACTTATCAACCTTAATCTCAAATTAAATTTCAAATCTTCTTGGTCAAATCAACATTGGAAATAATCATTCTTCGACAACAATATCTTGTTAAACCCATTTTATCTAATACTTTTTTCTCGATATTATTGAGAGGTTTATCTACATCATTAACAGTTTTTTCGATATGAATATTTTTACTCATATCAATTCCAGCTTTATTGTAATGTTCGGTTACTTCTTTAATGTATGGTTTCCATAAATGACTTATTGGCTTACCACATGTGAAACATACCATAGGAATAATCATTTTGTATAATATATTTAAATATAATATTATTTTAAATAGTTTAGATTTCATTTTTTTTATTTTTATAAAAAATAGGATTAATAATTAAATGAGTTCCCAGTTAGTGAATTTTTTAAGCAAATTAAAAATAACTGATTATAGTAATATGGTTTTTGATTTTTTTAAGAAAAAAAAATCAGATAAACAAATTCTTGATCCATTAACAACAATTGTTAAAATTGCATTGTTATCTTTTTATGAAAAAGGTTCTAAGCTCAGTATAATAAATAATAAAATATGTATTCAAGAACCATCTTTTTATCAAGGTACTGTTAGATGGACTTATGGAGATTCTAGAAATAAACTTTTTAATTTAAGAGAACCTATAGAATATTGTATGTTATGGTTTCCATATTCAAAATATAAAGAACTGAAACAGATATATTTATTGGCAATTAATGGCCTTAATAATCTTAAAGAATCTTATAAAGATGATGATGACAACTATGATTTAATAGACCATCTTATTGATTACTATGTTAAAATTATTAATGAAAATTTTAAAAATATGGAAAAAAGAGTTCAAGAAGGACTTATGGAACAAAGCATTATTTTAAGTGATAGACTTCAAGGTAAAATAAAAAAAATATGGACATTGGATGATATTAAACTTGTGAATGGATATTTCGATATATTAAGAAAAGATAAAGATAATAAAAGAATATTTGATTCCATAAATGTTTTCTTGGACGGAAAAGATGAGCTTATCCGGAAATGCATTCAGAAATATAGTACAGAATTATAGGACTAGTGTGTTTATAATTCTATTATTTTAATGTTTATTGAAAATATAAAATGGATAATATTGATATTCTCAATCTAAAAAGAAAAGTTCGCGAACTTGAAATTCAGCACAATAACCTAACAGCCCTTGTAAAAGTTTTGTATAATAATATCAAACAGCTCAAATCTGGACTTGCATCTGGTGAATCCGTTCAACAGAGCCAGCCTCTCCTTAATACTGGTGGCAGATCAACAATGGTGAATAGATCTTACAATGACATCAAAGCCGATGAAATTCTTAGTCAATTGGTCGCTAATGTACGATAAATATATAAATAATATATATATATGGCAAGTAAAGAAAATAATAATGTTTTTGCAAATCAAAATTTTTCTAAATTTTATAATATTGATCTAAATATTATTCCAAAAAATTTTAGGAAAAATTTACCAAATAAAAACAGTAATAAAGAACAATATGTTAACAAAAATATTTAAAAATATAATAAGATAATGACATCACTCAGTAAAAAATTAAAAAATAGTAAATATAATTTTTTAACTGAATATATTAATAACTTTAAATTTAATGTGTATTTCTTAATGTTTAGCAAATATATTGTTGAAAAATTGCAAATATCTTATTTGGATATAGATTTTTGCATTAATTTCTTGATAAATGTTTATTTTATTCATAATATATTCCCTCCAAGTGAAATTTTAGTAAGAGGAGGTAAATCATATTTTAGGGGATTATACAAAGATTTAGATAGAATAACATTAATCATAAAAGAAAACAACAAAGAACCGTTAAATTATACTGAAAATCAAGTATCAAAATTATTACATTATTTTGATCAAAATATTCCAAATAATATAAAAATAGAATCAAATGCTAAAATATATGAACTTATCAGAGGAAAAAATATTGATTTAAAAACACTTGCATTGATATCTAATTTAATAGTTCAAGATTCATTTATAAACTTTATTAGTGGAGCAGCTAAAATGTTCATGTCCTCTTTTTTGGGAATTATTGTAAATGAATCAATCGATACAAAAACTCTAATCGATAGTGGTGCAATATTATATGGCAGAAACAATTTAGATATACGTGATAAAATAGAATTAAGTTTTGATGAAAATAAAACCCTGTTAAAATGTAACATCATGAGAAATAGATATATGGGATTTTATTATAATGGATCAATGAATACTGAACATGTATTTTTAATTCCATTTTTATTTGGAATTAATATTGATTATACAGATCATAATAAAAATAAAATTATTATTGAATCATGTATTCCAGATTTTTATGAAAAATTATTGGAACTAAAACAGATAAATTTTGAAAACCCCAATAAAAACTCAATAAAAATATCAATAAATGAAATTTTTAATAAATTAAATAAATTGAAAAAATTATTACGAATAAGAAATAATACTCATACACGAAAAGTTACAATTAATAGAGCAGTACTTAATAAAAAACATGGAACATATACCATTAATGGTGAAGAATATATTATACCTAAAAGTAGTATCGGAATTAGTCGAAAATATAATACATTAATTAGTGATTTAGATGGTGAAAATCCCATACATACCTTGCAAAACATACAAGCAATTGTTCAAGAAGAATTAAATAAAAAGAAACGTTTGCATTCATCTAAATATTATAATGATAAACAACAGTTATTAAATAAAATCAATAATTTAATAAATGAACTCATAAATAAACTATCTCCATAAACTATTTAATTTCTTATAACCAATACTAATTCCATGTTTTTCTTTCAATTCATTGATTATAAACTTTTTAGAAGTTTTATGATCCTTATATCCCCTTATCAGTTCCACCTGTTCATCAGTATATTTTGATTTTCTAGTTGTATTTACAGGTTTAATATATTCATATTTCAATTCTCTTCCTTTATTCGTCATCAAATATCCATATATCCGTAGGTTTCCATGATGGATTTGTTCATGATGTTTTTCACAAAGCACTACTAGATTATCCAATTCATCACGTTGAAGATAATTATCTTTCAATTTCATTTTATTAAATTCATGTTGTTCATTGATATGATGTGTATGAAGTTGAATTTCTGTTTTCTTTTTTCCACAAATTGTACATGCATCCACATAAAGATTCTTATTATAATTACTCTTATCTGTTTCTAATAAATTCATAGATTTATTTAAGATTTTACATCGAGTTTTATATGCATCCTTGTAAAAATCATCATCATTCAATATATACTTAGCAATTTCTAAACCATAAATATCATTTCCAGCACCATCCTTTAATTTTCGTTCATATACTATCTTCCCCTCATCATATGTAACACTCAAATGTTTAAATTCCAAACCATTCGTCCCCTTTAATAAACCAGTCAATTTGTGAAAATGAGATGCCATAATAAAACAACTACCATTTTGAATAAAACGATCAATTGCAGCTTTCACAATAGATAATGCACTAATCTCCTCTGTTCCCTTACATACTTCATCACCTAATATAATACTATATTGATTTGAATGATTAAGAATAGATTTCAATTCACTCATTTCCACAACAAATGATGATTGTCCTTTAAAAATATTATCATCACTATTAATCCTTGTAAAAATCTTATGGAAAGGTTTATATATGAAATTTGAACAGGAAACCCACATACCCATCTGTGCCAATACAATATTAAGTCCCACAGCTTTACTAAGGGAACTCTTTCCTGACCCATTAACACCATAAAGTAATATTCCACCCTTTCCAATTTTAATATCATTCGGTACATATTGTGATGAAAATGGAAGTCGCTCAATAATTGGGTGTCTAATAGCCTTAGCATCAATGAAACTATGATCTGATTCTACTATTTGAGGACGACAATATCCATAGATATAGGATGCATGAGTATTACTCTGAATAACGTCAATATCGCTCACAATTCGCACAATATCTGTAAATACCTTACCATATTTACTACTAAGTTCTCCTAAAATCTTTTGATAAACTATTTTTACCTTTTTTTTAATCTTATTCTTAGCATCAATGTAATCTTGAGATGCTTCATCAAATTTTTCATTCACCAACTTAACTGATGAACCAGTATGTTTTCGAGATTCATATCCGATTTTATCAGGAGGATATTTTTTCTTAATTTGTTGATATCTCTTGTTAGTCATTGATATGAAATATCCACCAGTTTCAGTATGATATAATTTGGCATTATCTCCTACTGGACATACTAATTTAGACATACGCATTACTTCATATTTCATATATTTCATTGTCTTTTTCATTATTGCATTAAGTTTGTCAATATCCTCATCTATCCCCGGAAGAATAAAACTCTCAGTAATCCTATCAAAATTGATTTTAGCCATTATTTCCATATCAAATTTGGATTTATAGTCTTTAATAAAAGCATTATACTCATCTAAATCACATTTATATTCAAATAAATCAATCACTTCAAAAATATTCTTATTAGATGAATCCAAAGAATAAAATTGAGCAGGATGAAGATTACCCAACATAATCTTGCGGAAATATCGTTCCATATCATATATTTGCCCCAACTTCTTTCTAATTATCTTTCTCTCGTCCACATCTCTTTTCATAAAATCCGTAATGGTCTGATAACGTCTGTTGAGTTCTTCCGCATCAATTGTGGGATTGGCAATATTGTATTTGAGTTGTCGTTTTCCCATGCTGGTTTTCGTAAAATTAATAATATCAAACAAACATTTCTCATTATTGTTTTTAATAGAATCCAGATTATTGAAATATATATTAAGCTGATAAATAGTATTATTATATAAAATACAATGAGTATCCTTGTTCCATAGAATGGGTCGATTGATTTTATTAATAATATTTTCATTATGTTCATATGCAAATGTCAAAAGCATTACATATGATTTACATCCAAGTAAAACTTTTTCCAAATTTAAATATTCAATTGTACTTAACATTCCGCTCTCATGAAATATCTTTTCCAAAAATTGATTCATGTAATTCACTTTGAATATATCATCTTTATCCTTTCTTTTGGAATTATAAACCTTTCTTCCACGCCCCTCAATCGTAAGTTTGAGTTTATCCTCTAAATCCTTTGGACATTTATATATAATCTCTCTAGGACTATGTGTCTCGATAAAACGGAAAAGTTCTTCCATTATACCCTGTTCATCTCCTTTCTGAGAATAAGTTTCATATATATAATTTTTTCCTGTACTCAAATCAATTACTGAAATACCAATACTGTATATTTGTTTTCCCGATATCCTGCATTTATCCTGTTCTAAAATAACTGAAATCACATTATTAGTATCACTATTAGTCTCATCTATGCATGTTCCAGGACTTAGGATTTGAGTAACTTCTCTAGTGGGCATGGGAGGAGGAGTTGTTTGTTCAATCATAACAATGGTATAATTGTTTTCTAAGAGAATACTGAGATATCTCTGAATGGAATGCGTTGGAATACCAGCCATTAGAGCATTTTTCCGACTGTTTTCTAATATACTCTTATCACGCCGCGTACATAAAATATTAAGCATACCAGTGATATTGAAAAGATCGCCTATTTTTTCTCTGTCATTATCTACACCATATATTTCAAAGAAACTTCCTACTTGCATTAGTACAAGAGTCATTATCCCATATTTTGCTTCATATTCTTTCTGTAATTTAAAATATTGTTCAATCAAATTTGTGTTTTTAATTTTCATGATATTATTATATAAAGAAAAAAGCTTTATATTCTTTTATATATGGAAAAAATAGAAAAGGAATTTAGAAGAATTGAGAAGATCATTCAATGTCCAAATTATCATCCTCTCCAAATTTTTGGACTTAGTCCGAATTTTAATAAATATATGTTAAAAAAGGAATATTATCGCATTTCTTTACTCCTACATCCAGATAAATCCTTTGATAATGACAGATTCACTAGGTTATTCACTATTATTACTGAAAAATACAAAATTCTGATGAATAATAACGAATCTATGCATAAGGAACCCGCAAAATCTAAGAAAAAAATAGATATAATTAACCTTATCACGGTGGTTGAGTTTTTGACCTATGTTTAAATATATTTAAACATAGATTTTTTATAAAATTATCCTTTATAAAGCACCACGACATAATTAAAGAATCTCGTAAAAATCCAGATCTAAATAACAGTATTTCTGCTGATTTACGTCTGGTTATATGGAAACCACAAGAAATAATCTAATATTATAATAATTTTGATGATAATACCTATGGAATTATAATATGAATAAATATCATCTCTATATACTTATGGTACATTTTTTGTGAAAATTTTATCTTCGAAAATGTCTTTCCTCCGAGGTCTTTTCTTTGCATTTTCTTCAGAGAAATAATCGTTTTTACATTCTTTTTCGAAAAATACCAAAGTTTCCTTCGTGTCATCCACGTAGGCCTGACGCACTAGCTTGCGAACGTCATTTAAACTTTTTTCGGCATGTTTTTCTACAACTTTTGCTTGGATTTTCAGCAAATGTTTTTTGTAGTCTTCCTCAATTTCCGGCCGAACATGAACAAGACGTTCTTCAATTTCCAAAATTTCTTTGTCTTTGTCCGCTACAAACATTTGCATTGAAAGTCTCTGCAACAACTTGTACAATTGAATTTTTTTTTTTTTATCTTTTTCAGTATGATAATATTTTAGCACTGTAATGTATTGTTTTTCCCTTTTTCTGATATATTCGTCATATCTTGCAATTTTTCCCTTGTAATTTTGTGCGATTCTTGCGTATGAGCTCATTTTTGAGAATATTTTTTATAAGATAATGTCTTTGTCAGGTTTTAAGATATTTTCAATCAGTTTTTTATAAAATAAAAAAGTGCACGAGGAACGAAGTTCAGTTTTTTATAAAATAAAAAAGTGCACGAGGAACGAAGTTCAGTTTTTTATAAAATAAAAAAGTGCACGAGGAACGAAGTTCAGTTTTTTGTGAAGCAAAAAAAGTTGCTTAAAAATTATAAATAGCTGACCGATGTTTAGCATTTGTAGAAGTTCAGCCATACTTCAAGTTTTTTGGGGATCATCTCAAACTGCTGTAAGGCAATGATCCGCTGTGCGATAATGATGGTTTCCACCTTCAGCACGTCTTTCTTGTTCGAATCGCGGAGAGCACTACAAAGTCCGGGTGCTTGTGGGAATACATCATCCCCCTCCCTGATTTTCTGCAAAAACTCTTTCCCGGTAGCTTGTTTGGTGGCAGCTTGTTCGGCGATGGCTGCTTGTTCAGCAGCTTGTTTGGCGGCAGCTTGTTCGGCGATGGCTGCTTGTTCAGCAGCTCTTTTGGCGGCAGCTTGTTCAGCAGCTCGTTTGGCGGCAGCTTGTTCAGCAACTTGTTTGGCGACTGCTTGTTTGGCGGTAAATGCCCGTAATATAAGATTAAAACATAAAAATTTACATAAGCAAAAATGTAATAGTGATAATACTACAAATAATTTAAAAGATCAATTTGTTTGTCCGGCTTGTGATAAAACATTTAGTACAAAAGGAAATTTTAAAAGACATATCACAAAAAATAGATGTCCCAAAGCAAAAAACTGACTTTTTTCTCAATTTTGTAAAGGGAATCAAAATGTGAATTATTTATCCAGAACCATTTTATTGTCATACCCCATATTTATCGCGTATTATTATATGATAAATATATGTTCTTAGTTAAAATGTAAAATAGTGGAATTAAAATGTTGTTACCATTTATCCGGATAAATTCCGCGAAACGCACCTGATTTTGAAAAAGTTTTTCAGATTGTAAAATTTTTTTTCAAAAAAAAAAATCGAAAACTCAGAGCAAACTCAATTTTTTTCGTTTTCGCGGAAATGGGTCGGATAAAGAATCATAATGTAAATCAATAAAAATATATTTTATAAATTAATATTAACATGATTATGATGATATAATATATATATAAATATTGGAATTAAAATGTTTGACAATATAATGCTTGTCTTATCCACTGATAATTTTCCTAATACAATTTAAAATAAATAATATAATTTTATCAATAAATATATGATATATTAATATAAAATTTAAGAATCAAAATGATTGATACTAAATATTCTGTTCCTATCCAAATTTATCCAAAAATCACTTAAAGATATAATGTTGTATATAGTATATAGCAAAAATGGTTCATAAATGCGACGAATGTCCTAAAGAATTTAAGAAAAAGGTTTCATTATTGAGACATAAAGAAAGAAATGAATGTAATAAATATAATAATCTAGCATTTGATTGTTCTGAATGCAATAAAAGATATGCATTCAAAAAGACATTAGTAAAACATATGAAGGATAAACACAATAAAAAAGAATTTAAAAAAGAAAATGTTAATAAAATCGATTTTAGTAAAAATGATACTGATAATAAATTTGTTTGCCATGCTTGTAATAAAACATTTAGTACAAAAGGAAATGCTAAAAGACATATAACTCAACGCAGATGCCCTAAACTGAAAGATAGTGAAAAAAAAGCATCAGTTATTAATAATACGACAAATAATAATACAACAAACAATATTAATGATAATTCAATAAATGATTCGTACAACACATATAATATTCAAATAAATAATTTTAACGAAGAAAAACTAGATGATTGGATTAAATCTGTAAGTAAAGAAAAAATAGTAGAATGTTTAAGAGATCTTAATGGATTACCAACAAATTTATTGGAAGCTAAACATGTAATATCTAAGAAAAATAGAAATATATATTTACCATCAGAAGAAGCTAAATATAAGAATTCACTTGTATATTCAGATGGCTGGAAAGAAATGAAAACATCTCTTATGTTGGATAAAATGCTAATGAATATCGCTGATGATATTTATGATATAATTACAAATGATAAAAAATACAAATTTAGACTGAGTAAAAAATTGAAAGAAGAATTAGATAAGAAAATTACAGTTATTCAAAATGATGAATTTTTACAAGGCCCCGTCGCCAATATGCTACTAAAAAATAAAGAAGTTTTACACGACAATTACGAAAAAGATATTAAATTATAAAAAGATATATTATCCACATTTACTTGGTTTCCTCTCGGACCTTCTTGGCAAATCCCATGATATCCCGCGTATTACGCATTTCGGGATAATCGTGGAAAAGTTTCTCAAATTGCTCTTCGATTTCTCGGCCACGCGCCTTGATTTTGTCCTGAGGATACTTAAGGTAAAGCTCCATATACTCCATGGCAAGCCGCTCATTGTTCGGATTCTGCAGAAACGCCATTTGAGCAGTGTAGAGCTGGAAAATAAACATTTGGTGACTGTATCGCTCCATGTAAAGCTTCTTCAGACGCTCGTTGTAGGCAACGGCACGATCAGATTGCTTGCAAATCAGCGTTGATTGCCCACTTTTCCTGAATTTATTGTTCATCTGCCGACGCTCTTCAGTGCTGGCCTTTTCCATTCGAGCAAAACGAAGTAGAATTGCATTACTTACCGCCATTTGCTTTCGCATTTCCATGATAAATTCTCTGAGCTGTTGGATGGTTTCATTTGTTGAAAGTTTGGCCGGTGCTCCGCCGCTCATCGCTGCTGGTGCTCCTCCGCTCATCGTTGTCGCTGGTCGTTGATGGGTGTTTTTTTTATTAAATATTATAAAAATAAGTATTTAGCTTATTTTTGTTCAGTTTTTTATTTGAAATAAATATTGCCTTCACGATCAGTATATGCTTTCACGTTTTTTCCATGATTCGAATTGGCGAAAATCACTTTCATGAAATAAAAATATGCCATCGCCACTGGCATTGGACAATTTACTTCATTTCCAGTTTTATCATTAAAAGCCTTATGCAAATTGCATGGCATGGGCTTTTTACACTTGAAATGCGGTTCAATTTTGAATTCAATAAAACCTTTAATTTCATATTGAACGCCATTATCGCCTGTAATAAGCTGATTGGGAACAATTGTCATCGATCCTATCTTGATCATCCCTTCAGACGCTTCGTCAATTTCATTAATTTCGTTTGCGAAGGCATCTGCTGCCTCGTAAAGCTCATCGTTGAAGAGAATTGACATGTTTTTTATTATAATATTAATCGAAATAGTTATAAATATAACAAAAATCAGTTTTTAATTGTCTAAATCATGCAATTTCTGTATTCTTATCTGGAAAATAATATCGTTTAAACAATTTTTTCGATACATATTAAATGAATTTGTTTTTTTATTAAATTTCATGATATAAATACGTTTATGTAACGATTGTTTAAACACTTCAGATACAATGCAATAGATATTTGAAAAATATGTAGTATATCCGATAATACATGAAAAATCAAGCTGATACCACATATTAATTATGTCGTGGTGCTTTACAAAGGATAATTTTATTAAAAATCTATGTTTAAATATATTTACATAGGTCAAAAACTCAACCACCGTGATAAGGTTAAGTTATATTTACAAATTTTCTTTTTTTTCATCATATTTTGCTAATAATTTATAGGATTTAACACATGATGAATTCCATATACATCCAGAATCAACATCAAACAAACTAAATATTATATAAGGATTACAATTTTCAAAAATACTCATATAATGTATATTATTAGCATATAATCCACAATAATTAGGATCTAAAACTAAAGATACCCAATTTAATTTATTTTTATATGTTTTTTTATTTCTAACAATATTTTTCATATTTGACATTTTATAAAT